ACACATATATTATACTACCTCTTATATGATTTGTCAAGGACTTTTTTGGCGCACTTGGCAGGACTCGAACCTGCAACCTACAGATTAGAAGTCTGTTGTTCTATCCAGTTGAACTACAAGTGCCGTTAGTTATACACCGCACGAACCACCATGTCCTGTAATGTCGCAAATGTCATGTGTCTCCAGACCTTCTTCAAACTCCTCACCAAGCTTTTCTACAGCTTCAGAATACGGCACCGAAGATAGAGGCTGTCCTCCCCTACATCCATCAGGGTACACCGTGAAACCTCGCAACCTGTGAGCATAAGAAGCAAGAGTATCAGTAAACTCTTCAACTGTATCTTCATTGTTAAGCTTACTCCCCCACTTGGGCAGATTGATTGTACTGCTGATAGACATATCAACATAGTCCTGTACATCTGCTTGAAACTTTATACGCCTCTTGTATTCTTCTGCAAGATCAAGTGCTGACTCAATGCCTTTTGGATCAACGCCATACAAGTCAATAATTTCCTGTGCTGCACTGTCCACCACGTATTGATAGTGCCAACGATTACCACCCTTCAGATACCTGCGTTTGTAAGCAACAGCAAAGATAGGCTCTACACCTGTGGATGTTCCTGCAAGAATACCTATTGATCCAGTTGGAGCAATGGCACGATTAGCGACAGGAGCACTACAACCAAGAACACTAGCAAAGCTGGTACTAACGTGATCACTAACCCCTTTATAAACCGATAGCCACTTGTGAAGACCTTCCGTAACTTCATACTTCTCTCCTCCCTTGATAAGCCATTCATGCATACCCATAAGACCAAGCCCAAGCCTACGATTTTTCTCTCTGGTTTTATATACCTTATCATAAGGAAGCTTGGCTCTGAGTGTGCCGCATAGAAGAAACTTAGTAGCAAGTTCTACGCAATCTGCAAACTCTTTCAGATCGTCAATACGCCCCATATTAATAGAACCAAGATTACAAACATCAGAATCATCTTCAGATGTAACCTCCGTGCAAGCATTACGCAGCGTCTCATTTTCCTTGTCAAAAAAGTTAAACGAGAAGCCCGGTTCCGCTGTTGATAGTGCTTGTCTAACATTTGTTTTGAAAACATCTCCTGTATCTCCTGTCTTCCAATAATTAAGCAACCATTCTGTGTCATAGTTGACGCTGATATTTGTCATGTCCAGAGGTGCAATAAAGTTAAAGTCCTGTTCCTTTACCTGACCAATAGAGAAACCTGTATCTCCTACAGGCATATTATACCAGTTCTTACTGGCAAGAAACTTATCTACATCAGCATGTTTCCAGTTTAGGCTGGCATAGATAGCAGACCTGCGACTACCACCCTGCATAACCCTTCTGCCAATTTCATTGATCATCTGCATCTTTGGTATAGGACCAGAGGCAAGGCCACCTGTGCCGTTAAGGATACGTCCTTCCTCACGGTACACAGAGTAGTCCACTCCGATACCACCGCCTGTCATAAGACAGGACTCAGACTTCCAAGAGATATCAGCCCAATCTTCTCTACTATCCTCTTCTGCTTTAAGCAAATAACAGTTGTTAAAAAACTTATTATCACGTCCTGCATAATAAAGATAACGACCACCGGGAATAAACTTCAGGTCAGTGATCATACGTTTCAGTTCGTCCTTGTCGTCCTTACTTAGGTAGTCCTGACACACATCGTCTACCAGAGTAGATGACAATGCATCCCATGTCTCGCACCCATGATGGGCATATTTGTGTTTAAAAATGTCTTCGCTAAACTTAGAGCGAAACATAGGATTCTCATTTGATCTAAACTGTGCCATACTATTCCCCTTCTCCATAATCTAATTCTAATATTAACTGTGCATAGTGTATTACTTTTTCAATATCTTTGCGACCTTCTCCTTTTTTTCTATGCCTAGTAATATACTTAACTACATTTCCTTCAAAGTAATCTAGTTTATTTTTGTGAATATATTCAACAGGTTGTATCTTACAATCTTTGTAATGTTCTCCACCTATCTGTTTTGTTGAAGCTCTTTCTTCTTTCATGCGTCTAAGATAGTATTTATAATTACTTTCATTCGTCAAAGAATCTGATAATTCTTTTTCTAACATTTTTATTTCCTTTTTGATTGACAACAGAAGAAGCAAAGACACGGACAAAAGAAGGATTTACTCCTGCATTATCACAGATCTCTTCAAAATCTTTTTCTGTTTCTTCTTGTGTAGAAAAAAACCAAGCGTGTGCATTATCTCTAGTGATTGAGATACTTGTATCAGTTACAGATGTATTAAGCTTTGTAAGATCCATCAAAGCTTGAACAATAACTGATGTATATAATTTACGATACTTTTTTTCTAGTGCGTCATCGCCCATGTTTTTCCTACTTTGTAGTCACAATCTAATTTACATTTCATATTTAATGTCTGTGTTGTTAAGTCAATAGCTTCTTTTGTAATCGCACAAAAACGATTAACATCTTTATTTAATACTTCAAATTGATACTCGTCGTGTATCGATGCTACAAGTTTTGCATCTATACCGGACATATTAATCTTCTTTATAATATGTATCAACCATTTCTTACATACAATAGCTCCTGCTCCTTGCAGTAAAGTATTAAGGGCAGCATGTTCAGATCTTATTTTTAAATACCTACCATCCAAACCTTTTATCTTACCAATCTCGGCTTCTGTTTGTATTTTAGTTCTTAACTCTTTTAGATCCGGTAAGTTATTTAAAAATGTATCTACTAGTCTTTGTCCTTTAGCTGCATTTCCTCCTACGATCTTACCTATCTTGGCTGCTCCTGCTCCATAAAGAAAAGCATATATAAAAGTTTTTGCTTGGTCCCTATCTTTAAGACCTGCTAACTTCATATTAGCTGTGTGTATGTCTCCTTCCAAGACTTCTTCTATATATCTTTTGTTTCCCATGTAATGAGCAAGACATCTTAGTTCCAGACCAGAAGCATCTGTGCCTACTAAAGAATAGTTATCAGGATCTTTTATTGTCCAGAGATCTCTACATTCTTTTCCATAGGGGCTATAAACAGCAGGTACTTGCGCCATATTAGGGCTATGATGTGCCATTCTTCCTGTAATAGTTTTTAATGTAAGAACTCTACCTCGGACTCTTTCATCTTCTTCACATTGTTTTATCCATGCTTTTAATAATCCAGTTCTTTTTTGCAATAGAAAAAAACGACTAAACATTTTAGCTTCCGGCATGTTAATTCCATTTAAAATCTTTTCATTAACAATGACGTTACCTTTATCAGTATATTGTTTTGGCTTCCATCCTTTTTGTTGTAGACGTTCTGCTATTTGTTTTCTGCTTGCTATATTAAAAGGTATGTATTTAACTTTAGTTTTTAATTGTATCTCCGTTGGAGGAAATATTTCTTGAGCCTCTCCTTCAAGCTTTCTTTCTTCCTGCTCTAGTTGAGAAAGCAGAATTATAGCTTCTCTTAATTTAAATGCAAAGCCATTCTTCTGCTGCTGATCTATTATAGTTCGTATGTTATGTTCTAGTCTTATAGATTTTTGTGAAAAATCTTTACCCTCTTTCTCCAAGTAATGTGCAACTCTCCAAGTAAGTTCCGCATCACGGATACAATATTCCAGCATGTCTTTACTGTAGGAAGCAAACTCATTAAAGTCTCCTTTGTTATAGTTCAAACGATTACCCCAAGATTCTAAGGAGTGACCATCTTCTCTAATAGAATTAAAAAGCTGTGACTCTATTAAAGTATCCCTGACTTGAGATACTTTTATGTTACAGCCTAGAAGTCTATTAAGAATAGGGGCATCAAAAGATACCCCATTGTGCATAATAAATTGATCTATTTTTTTAGACCATTCGGGAAACTTCTTACATTCATCAAGCGACCATGTTTTTATTTCTCCTGTATCATAATCTTTTGAAACAATGCAATGTATCTTTGTTGCATTTAACGAATCAGTTTCAATATCTATGATTGCTTTCATCACATATCTACTAGCTCTGCATCCTCTACATTAATATGAAAATAATCTTCATTTCTTGTGTTACGACCATAAGCTTTTTTAACTTTGCTTTCTGCTACAGTTTGTCCTGAAATATGCCAAGCTTGCTTACAATCATTTCTAAATACAACAAATGTTAACTTATCATTTGGAAACTCTTTTTGCCAACGCTTAATCAACCTTTCTTTTCTAAACGGTATACGTACATCTTTCCAATTATCAGGCCATTCACCTTTCCAAGAATATTTTATTTCAACTTCATAAAAATATTCTTTGGGCTTAATCTTAGAAATATCATGATCAATCTTATTACAAACTAAATCAAACGACATTGTTTCTTTATCATCTATATTTATATAACCATTCAGATTCAACCATTTTATCATTGCTTTTTTAGCAGGGGGATCTGACTTATCATATAAGTCTTTATCAAAGGGTTTGATCATATTCATCGTCCTCTTCTTGTTCGGTGCGATCTATCTCAGTCATCCTACCAGTTTCACTATCATAATGCAAGTAGGCAGCTACACCAGTATCTCCAGTATACCTATTCTTCAATACACGTAATACAGTTGTGTTTGCTTCGATAGGATCATCGGCTTGCTGATTACGTTCTAAAGCTATTACCGAATCAGATAGATGTGCAATAGCTGCTGAACCACGTAGATGAGACAGAGATACTTCTCTACCATCTTCATGACCACGATCACCCATTGGCCTTCTCAGATGGCTTACCAACAATAAAGATATACCTGTTTCTTCAACTAAAGATCTTAGCTTAGTCATTAATATATCAATGGACTTACGTTCATCTCCGTTATCTTCCTGACCAGATACTAAGATAGATAGGTGATCTAATATCACCCACTTTGTATCCATAGCTTTAGCCATGAAGCGAACACGATTTAAGATTTCATCGTTACTAACACTACCAAAGTGATCAAAAGCAAAAAACCTATTAGTTCCTGTGGTCTTATCACGCCATTCTCTTAAATCATTTAAACTATGTTGATCTCTAATCTCTTTAATATAAAGTCTAGCATTAGCTTCAACAGACATTAGATGAAATATTGTATTCCTCACACTCTCTTCTAAAGCAAAGAAGCCAATATTATCTTTAGTATTCTTTAATAGATGGTGAGCAAGCTCCCTGATAATACTTGACTTACCCATACCAGCGCCAGATGTAAAGCATACAAGCTCTCCAGTACGGATACCATATGTTTTCTTATTCAAGCCTTCCCAAGGATATAGACAAGTATCACAGTAATCTTCTTCAAAGAGTTCGTCACCAAAAGAGCCAAGGTTAATAATACCAGCAGGAGTATATGGTTCAGCATTCCACCATGACTTTGTAAATCTTTCTCGTTGATTTACTTGAAGATATTCATTGGCATCTTTAAGATCAAGATTAACAATACGACATTTGTTAGGCTCGAATAACTTGGCTACATCTTCGGCTGCATCTTTACCTTGCTTATCGTTATCAAAACATATAACAATATTTTCAAAGCTATTAAGAAAATCAAAAGATTTTTTACAGTTATTAGCTGCTGCCTGTGCACCATTCTTTACAGATACTACAGGCCACTTTGATCCAAGCAATTCATAAGCACTCATAGCATCAAGCTCACCTTCTACTACGGTGACATACTTTCCGCCTTTACCGAATAAGTTCTCACCAAACAGAACAGCTTTAGATAAATCACCTTCAACCCAGAAGTCTTTGCTTTCTGTTTTTCTAACCTTAGATGCTATATGCTCACCATCTTTATCAAAGTATTTATAGATATGATGGCTTTGATCCGTGCCTCCATTATCATTTACAAATGTATTATAAACTTTAGCAGAGTTCTCTGAAATTTTCCGATCAGTAAGTGCTGCTAAATACCCTGCACTTTTAAGTGATGAAGGTGACGCTGGTGTTGTAGTATTAGATTGCATGTAAGAATCCTCATTATTAGAAAAACGTGTATTGCAAACAAAACAAAAGGAATGCCCATCGCTATGTTGGACATTCCCGTTACTTGATCCACAGTCAAGACATGGACCTCTTGATAACCAGCCTTCGGCCATTACCATTTTCCTTTGCTGTATTTAAACATTTCATCAGTGATGTTTTTTCTTTTAGCTACTACCTCTTTTTCCATAGATATTAAAAATTCAATTTGATCAACTCTCTCAAGCTTATTAAAGTTTTCTTCAAAAGTAACTATCGGGCTTTGTCTTCCTTCTCTTTTATAAACAGTAATTAGTGTTTCCGTCATTAGTCTTAGCCTTTTTAATAGTGTATTTAAACTTTGGATCAGATCCTAAATGATACCAAAGTAGATATCGAGAATCAAGAGCTTCTTTAGCATCTTTATAAGTATTAAAAGATTCTATTATTTTTTCTTTTTTATCATATTTAAGATGCATATTCCAAATATTTTTCATCGGGCAACGCCCCCGCACAGAGGGGGGGTGTTGACCGAACTAACTATACTCATCAATATCATTTTGAATATTTTGTAGAAATTCATTTTGATCAGCTACCATATCTTGTAGTTCTTCTTTGGCAAGTTTCTTTGCAGTTTTAGAGTCATACCCCTCGTTCTTATATTGAGAAGTAAGTTCTTTAAAAATTTGTTTTCTTTCTTTTTGCCAAATATTTTTAGACATCTAACTAAATTCGCTACCTTCTTCAAGATCATTCCAAAACTTTGCTGTATCTTCAACATCATAAGGATCATAACCACACTCAATCATAAATTCATTTAGTGCATTGTATTCTTCTTTGCTTGTATTTACTTTTTTTCTGTAAGCTTCAAAGTCTATTACATTTTCATTTTGTTTTTCAACTTCCCATGATTTATCAACAGAAATTCCATTAACTTTTTCTAAATCTTTAGTCAACATATCAATCCTTTTTTTATAACGGTTTAGCTGTCTTTTCAATGAATTAACTTGCTTGGTAAGAAGTTGTTTTTCTTTATCAATTTCTACCATTTCTTCTGCTCCTTTAATTGGTCGGGTAAACCTTCCTCCAACATAATTATTATAGTAGGCATACTTATCTGTACCGTCAAGTATTTTTATAAGAACTCCAAGCTTAATTTGATAATGAAGTTCATAGTATTTCATTGTTCTTTTATTTTCGTACTGATCTATTAATACGAATGTAAAGTTTTTCTTTCCTATCTTTTTAATATCTTCAAGCAAAGCTTTAGAAGACCCCATGTATTCTTTCCAGTTAGAAACAACAGTCTTTCCATTTCTTTTTACAAAGTATTGTTTACATCCTATATAAGCTTGCTTTGTTTTTTTATTAGTAATCTTATAGACAAAACCAAAATACTTATCAGGATTTGGTTTTACTTTTTTATTGTAAGTCCAATGCATTATTCTGTTAGCTCTTCAACCTCTGGCTGTCGTCCTATTTTTGTAAGATATCTTTTATTTTGTGCATAATTAAACACACGAAGTCCTTGACCATCATTAGCATCTGACCAGCACTCTCGCTTATAGTCACAATAAATACAACCAATAGGAAGCTTATAGTTGCCAGACTTACCATCAGGTATATCAGAATAGCACCGATCAGGTACACTATTAGCTGACACCATTCTTTTAAGGTATTGCACACGTTCTGTAGCATTAATCATTTCCATTGAATGTACTGGAGTTAAACATATTTCACCAGTTGATTTATCTATAGCAAGAAATGCAGCCTCATCTACTTCATTTGCTTGAGCATATGCAGATATCTGAGAAATATATCCAAAGGGATCGTCTTCATAAAGCTTGTTTTGTTTAAACTTTTCAAAGCTTTTTCCTGAAGCACTTTTACAATCAACTAAGACACCATCTATTACAGCATCTTGATGTCCTTTAATACCTTGTATATCTAATTCTTTTTGAGTTTCTTTTACAGTATGACCTGCAACACGGGTAAGGAGAAGAAGAAGCTCTTCAAGGATATGACCATATAAGAATTTAATTTTTGTGGAAGGAGGTAAAGGATTTCTTTTTTGTTTTAGATTAGACCTATACCATAGCTGTCGATTAGGTTTTCCTATAGCAGACAATCTTAATTTATTATCATCTTTTCTATCTTCACAAAGAGATAATGCAATCTGACTAGAAACTTCTTCAGTAAATTTATTTAAATGTTTTGGTAGTTCTTCAAGTTGTTTTTTATTTAAACTACCATCATCAAAAAGACTATAGATATCTTTGACTAGATTATTAATATTTTTTTTAGGCATGGGAAAATGGGGAGTCACAGAACGTGACCCCCCCTTTCAGGTTATGATGCAAAAGGAATATCATCATCATCAGATGTGTAACCAGACTCGACTACATCGAAATCCTCACTATCTTCTGATGCATAAGGTACAAGTTCAGTAACCTGTATCTTCTGTAGATCGGCAGACTTGCCTTCTTTATTCTTCCAAGTCCAATCATAAGGACGATAAAGAACATTAACTTTAGATCCATTACCAATTAATGTATTAAACATTGCTTGACGCATAGAATCTACAAGTTCTGGTGCCTGATTAGTACCATTCTTTCCTTCTACTTTACGCTTAATAGTTACAAAATCACCACGTTCATCGCCTTTGTTTTTTACTGACAACCCATCGTCTTTAACTTTAGCAAGGTTTTCAGCATCCAGACTTACATCGATAGTCCAGCATGGTTCAAATGTGGTGTTGGGCTGCGAGATAGAAGCCCAATAAGCAGTACCTGATATTACAGTCATCGTATTCCTTTCAAGTTATAATGACTAACAAGTTCTAACATACTCTATATAGCACTGTCAACAAAAAAGTCAATGGATACGTTCAATAATTATATCCATATCCCAAGTATCTTCACAAACGAATGATCGAAGATTGTATAAAACTTTAAGAGCATCTTGTTCTGTTTTAAAAATTTCAACCTTGGTTCCGGCATCGTTGGTCATTGGATTAATAGTGTCAAGGACACCGGAACCAATCTCATCTGGACAACACTCTACTAAAATATATGACATTCTGCATCCTTTATGTAATCATTTCTAATTCTTTCCATTGGTTAGAGATAAGCATATCTGATACTCTGTCTTCTCTAAGCTTCACAGTGTTACGATTTTCTTTAATGTCTTTGGTATCCTTACCTTGATAAAAAGTACCACCACTTTTATGTGACATTAAACTAGGATGAGAAGACCAATAAGTAGCAGCATTGTACACATTATATAACGTTCCTCCATTATTTGTACCGTACTTTTGATAAGCACCACGACCAGTAATGTGTCTGCTTTCTTCATCGAAAATCTTCATAAGATTAGAGAGCATAACCTTATTGCCAACGTTCTTTCTTTCAACATTATCAAAACGTTTAGCTATTGTATTTTTAAATAAACTAATAACTGATTCACGATGTACAGGTGTATTATACCATCTTTTCATTTGATTAATACCATCACCACTAATAAATTTAGTAGCTGTACCAATTTTTCCTGCAAAGCCAACAAGATCAAAGTTCTTACTGTGTCTTCCATATACATGGGCAAGCTTGTTACCAGCTACCAGAGTGTTCCAGCATTTAGAACGCCATACACCCATCATACCATTGTTAGCCCATGTTCTGTTATGTGATGTACGAAAAACAAACTCAGGAATAATCAATTCACTTTTACCTTTTCCTAAAAAGCCTTCACCACCATCAAGAAAAGTTTCTTGTCCGTGAAACTTAGCTTTAAGTTCTAGCTGTTGTCCTTCATTTAGTACATCAATAGTAAATTCTGTGTCAGTTAGATCAAGTTTTGTAGATTCATCTTGAGATGCTATCGTTAAAGCTTCTTCAATGTTTTGAACAATATCTATATATTGAACTGGTGTGTAGTCTTTAGATACTATAGCAAGAGGTTGTCCTGTATCAGTACGTTTAAGAACTTTACCAAGTTCTTCAGGTACATCAGGAATATTAAAAGTATCTACGTTAAATTCAATTTGACTGTGATCAAACATTTGCATTGTCTTTACCTTTAAGTTATGAATGAGGATCGTCCCTCAAAAGAGGGGACGAGCCGAATGGATCTTTATAACTTTAATTGCTTCAGGATAATCTTCTTTCACCTCATATTCTGTTTCATACATTGTCACTGTTCTTTCTATGTGACCAGTACCATCACACTCAGAGCAGTCTCGACCTGTAGATGTTACCATATTATTATATACTTTACCATCTTCACATTCGTTACAATAGTTTTCTACTAACCATGTAGTATCTTCAATCATCTACCTTGTCCTCTATATTTTTTCCAAGATAGTCTTTTACTTTTATTATTAGGTTTGGATCTGACACTATATCCTATTGATGTTCTTTTTTTAATCCGATTTAAATTAGGATCGTATGTGCTTGTAGATTTTTTAGCCATGATTATCTAACCACTCGTCATAGTCGTTTTGAAAAGATTTAAGTTCTCTGTCAATGTAATTATTAACATCAACTACACTTAAAGAAGCACCACTTTGCTCAATCTTATGTCTTATCATAGGTACAATCCAATGATCAGAACCATTAAAAGCATAGTCAAGAATTTCTTGTTTTGTTTTAAACTTAGGTATAGCCATATCAATCTCCATTGAAGTGAGGGAAAGCCCCTCGTTGAAAGGGGCTTTACCGAACTATTATATGTGAACTTTGTAGCTATCTACATTTCCATATCTTATATTATTTTCTTTACATCTTCTACATATAAACATATTCTTTTCCATTATACTTTTTTCTTGACAGGTTAAACACTTACGTTCTCTATATTTATTCTTTCCTTTTTTCATTCTTATTTTTAATCGTGCTTCTTCTATTTGTTTAGCTAAAGAAATTTTTTCTTTATTTTCATTTTGATAAATTTCAGATTGCATACCTTTTTTAAATGCTCCACCATTACGATTAATGATACCAATGATAGCATTTCTTGTTAAATTTCTTGATGAATTTTCAGCGTATAGTTGTTTAGCTGTTGGGCTGTTTGCTATATCTCTTGCAGCCATACCAGCATACCATGATTCTAATACAAATCTTTTAAATTTATCTGAGTTCATTATCTTTCTTCCATTTGTTTTTCCATATACCGTCGAGCATACTTCACTGCTTCACCAGACTTAAAATACATGTCAACATCTTCTACTACTTCATCAACAGTGTAATCATTCATACCACCATAAGAGTACCCATTTACAAAATCTTCCACGCTCATCATCCAGTTCATTATCTTAGACATCTTTATCTTTCATTCTATGATCTCCACTTCAGATTCGGTATGTATCCAGACCTGTGCACCACAAGAGAGTGGTTTATCAGGACTATATTTTACTGTACATGGTCCTGTTATATAAACTTCTTTTGCATATGTATTACTCTTATAAGTTTTTACAGTTAATACAGGATCTTTTTTTCCTGATTTACGATTAGCTTTAATTACATGTTGATTTACATGTACCTTAGTTTGAACCATTGTCATCTCCATCAAGAATATCCCACCAAGCATTCATTCTGCTGTTATCCAATCTAATGCACCTTCAAGATACTGATTCATTTCTCTTGGTGCCATACGGGGTGTAAGGTGATGCGATCCATCATAGTCTATTAAAGCATAGCCACCATAACATGCGGCATGATCTAGCTCAACCTTTAAAGCATTTATTCTTATTTTTTTATTTAAAAGATCTACTTTTTTCTGAAGACTTTTTTTCGTTACTCGGTATTCCATTTATTTTTCCTCTCTTAACTTTGCAAGATAAGCTGCTAAGATTTCTAACTCTGCACCTGTAATGTGGGCACCGAAAAGATCATCAATAGCTTCTTTATATAAAGTTTTATCGTCATCATCGCACATTATTTTTCTCCATAGAGAGGGAAAGACCCCTCACAAGAAGGGGTCTTTACCGATCAGGCACTCATATAAATATTTTCTATTTCCTGATCAAAGTCAGTTATTCTTTTTAGTTTATTTAATTGATGAGGATATTCAGATAACAGTCTAATAAATTTACAGTTATCCCAATTAGGAGATTGAAACTTTTTAAGCAATGATGTTTGAAACTCTTGGTTTCTTTTTGTCCTGTTATCCAATGATGGATAAATTGGAGCTGTATTTATTTCTTCCAACCAAGCAAGCCATTTCAATATATTAGTTTTATTTCTATTATCATATTTTAGTTCACCGCTTTTAAATGCTTTACTATTTAAACAATTTCTGTGACTTGTATTATTAAATATAGCAATTAACATTTGTATTGTAATATGTTTATGTGAATCAAGGAATGTTTGAAAAACTACATAAGGGTTTATAGCAAATTTTACATAATAATGTAAGTAATCTACCAGCTTCCAGTTACGTTGTGTTGTATTAATAGATATAAGATCTTCATTAGACCATTCCATTGAGTCTACAATGTCCACATAGAAAGGCATATTAAGTTCTTGACAAGCTCTGTATCTTGTCTGACCATCAATGATATTGTATTTATTATCTATTGTTATTGGTTTTAGATACAGTGCGTTATTTTTTTCAATAGATTTTTTCAAGGCATTAATATTGCTTTGGGGTACTTCTCTATTACAATGAATTATTTCAAGGGCATAATATAATTTATCTTCTGGTGTTACTAAATATACTTGACGTTCTGTCTTTAGTTCTTTTAATAAATCAGTAGCAAACATATCATATCTCCATAGGTTAAGATTTCAGAGAGAGACAGCGCCCCTCAAGAGAGGGGGGCGTTGTCGATCTATATTGTTTTCAACTGTCCTTGGCTTGTCTATTTCTGTTATGTCTACACACATTAGATGTTCGTGTGTCTCATATGCTTTTAAGTGTGCAGCTTTTTCATTCTCTGCCTGTACTACCACACTATCAGGATAGTGTTTACCCTGCGCTCCTGCACGTCTACCCTTTAGCCATGATACTCTATAGGTTTTCATTGTATTACCTTTTCATATTGCAGTGTATACCCATTAAGTTCTATATATAACCACATATTAACAAAAGGAACCATGACTGCATCACCACATATTTCCGGTATTACTGTCCGACGAAAAGTTAGGTAGCTATCAGGTTTATTCCATTCTCTATCATAAACTTTTTTTAATGCTATCCTTTGTTCTCTAGTTAATTTCATACTTATTTACCTTTTCATGTTGCGTAAATTATGTTTAAATAATAGTTCCTCAACCCGTTGATGGTTTGTTTCAGTCGTATCCCTACTATCGAACCAATGTTTATATGTTTCCCAATCCATTGGTGGCAGGTTATGGGTCTTGCACTTTTCAACATGATAATTGTAATCTTTTGTACGACGTTTAGCCCATTCTTCTTGTGTTAATTCAGACATAATTTATCCTTTGACCAATCACGGTCTTCAATGTTGTATATAGAATATATGTGAGTCTATTTGTGCAACAATTTTAAACCTTTCGTTAGATGCCCAGTAAGGATTAACATAAGTAGCATGATAGTGTGTAGAATAAAGCGTTTGATCTACAAAAATACCACTGGCTGCCATAGCTGCTACCTTTATAGCATTTTGTTTAGCTTTATTGTTGTACATTTTCTCTGACTTACCATCACACCAGTAAGAGAACGCACACTTATGTCGTATTGGATGGCCTTTATAATACCGTCCTTGTTTTACTACTTTACATACTGTGTTGGGAAAGTTTGCTAACTTAACTCGTTCAAGTATTACATTAGCTATTGCAAGCTGTGCTAGTATTGACTCTGATCTAGCTTCAAAGTATATAGCTTCTACTAAGCATCGTCTTTCTTCATACTCTTCATCTGTTAATCCTTTGCTTGCTTTTACAGGATTAAAATAAACTGCTATAGCTAAACCAACTATCAGCAGTACTACCCATTTCATTGGTTCCTCTTTCTTGGATATGTCTTCATCCAATTTTCTAAAAGATTACCTGCTTCAAATTTATCAACACTAAAAACAGAAGTAATATATGGAGTAGCACTAAACATATTAGTTACTCCAAGCTCTCTTAGTTCATCAAGATAATCAAATACTCTCTCTTGAAAATCTTTTTCGTTCTGTGCATAGTCAGACATTTTCTATATCTCCATAAGCTTTATTGAATTTTTTTGCATGTGTTATATATTTATTATATGTTAAGAACAAATCAGTTTGAGATAGTTCTATACCTTTCATTTCTTGTAGCTCTTTAAACTCTTTAATAGTTAAGATAGGTTGAGCCATTGATTTAAAATCATATTCCATTTAACTTCTCCTCGGCCATATCTTTTGCATGTATGTCTGCTTCTAGTTCAGCCATGCCATCAGCTATTAATTCTTTTCGAATCTCATCAAAGAAACTCCAGAACATATCTTCTCTGGCATTTTCAATTCTATAATCTAAACTCATCTTTTAATCCTTTCATTTTAAATTCTTCAATGAGTAGTTGTTTATATCCTTCCTGAAAAGAACTATTTGGGGGATCGTTATCGAAACTTTTTAATGCTTTATTGAGCCAACCTATTTGATTATTTTGAATTGCTTCTCTGAGATCTTTATCAGCGGACATGTATCCAGTATAAAAGTTGTTCATCTTGTATATCCTTATAAGTAAGCTGGAAAGAGAAGGAATCGAACCCTCTGTTAGGTGACTGTACTCACCTTGTTGCATTGTACAGACCTCCAACATGATAGTCATGCCTTCATAGGTTTACAACATTCACTCAACCAGACTTTCCATAAGATAAAGTAAGATGGAGAGAGAGGGAATTGAACCCTCTGTTAGGTAGTTGATTAATACTGCAAAGCTTGGAACGACCACGATCCAGATGCAGCCAGATGTCTGTCTCGCACTCATCTGTTTTAAGACTACCCTGTTGAAACAGTGCATGGAATTTCAACATAAACTCAACCAGACTCTCCACAAGAGGTCATGTCTTGACTACGAACCTTAAGATAAAGTAAGTATGAGAAGCGACAACGCCCCTCGAAGAGGGGGGTGTTGGAGCGATTATTAAAATCTTATTACACGTAATGGTATATCCTTTGACTCACTAATATCTATCATATGCTTAGTGCCTCTGGATCTACCATCCCAGAAACATATAACAGCATCAGCTATGTCTGCCATCTCTACATTTCTTTTATATCCTGCTGACCTACCATGCAGATTCCATTTAGCTGGCTTTAGTATTACATCATAGCCTTTATTATCTGCATACATTTGTCCTAACTCATCAGCCCCTCTAGCTGTTCCACTTATTATTCTTACACCTTCATCAACCCTGTTCACTAACAGTTTATCCAATGTCTTCTCTAACAAAGCATAATGCATAAAGTCTCTACTGCCAGCAACAACTAAATCAAATGACATATTATATCTCCTATAGATAGACAGTAAGCGGATGAAACGCCCTCAACGAAGTGGGTGTTTCAAAAGCGAGAGAGTTCGTCAAAGCTATCATCATGATACTCTTCAGGCTACACATAGATGATGAGAATATATAAATCAGTTTGATAGTGTGATATATATACAACAGCTATTAGTCCCTTGTATTTGTTAGTCTTTATAGATTGGTTAGATTATTACGGTGGTGGTTTATTATGCAACACACACGTAAAGGGGACGAATTACACAGATTAGTGCGTCTTTTTTAACGGTTAAGATATATAATTGAGTGTTAAATACAATTAAATGTATTTTTTTTATAGGTTAGGATACAAACTTTAAAGAAAGGAAGAGCCGAAGCTCCTCCTGTCTCTTCAGTTGTTACTTAGCAGCAAAGTACCTGCCAGTGCAGAGCATATGCCCATGATTGAAAGCATTGCTCCTACTACATACCCAACGTATCCCGGCAGGTTAGCAGGATCGTATAAGTGCATCCCACTTACAACAAGGAACACACCAACCAAAACTAGAAATACTGCGAATATTGCTCTCATGTTAAACTCCTAAAGGTTAGGGAGGGACCGAAGCCCCTCCCAGTTAGATCAAAGTACTGACAGATCGTCGTCGTCAGTAGCCACAGGTTCCTCTCCCGTCCATTTGGGCTGAGTAGTCAAGCGCCCAATGGCAGTATTGGGAGCTTTCTCTGATGGTTTCCAAAGAGTTACAGTCATGACGTCTCCCTTCTTATAGTCTTGGTCCATGATCATGTCTGTCACCGTCCAGAAGCCGTTGGCTTTCTGTGCTTCCGAGATCCTGAAGTTAGGACCGGGAGTGTTGAGCCAAGCAGTGCCGGGGTCAGCCTTGCCTTTAGACTCAAGTTCCTCAACTTTAGCCTTTAGCTCCATGATGACTCCCACCAAAGTCTTGGGGTCAACCGAGTTAAGATCCAAGCCCTGAAGCTGGGTAGCAGTGTTAGATGTAGTCATAGTGTAGTCTCCTAGAAGGTTAAGTAAAAGAGGGAACGTAGCCCCTCAATAGAGGGGGCGCAGTCCCTCGCTCTATCAACAAGGAAGGTCTCTCTTAGAACACGGTCCAGCGGTGTCTCGCTGGCGTGATCCAACAGCGATGTTGGTGCGATCCAACGGCATACGTTGGTCTAGCGAAGCGTACCGTAAGGTATCCTTTAATCTGCCAAACTAAGGCACATACATAATAATAATATACCCCCTGCCAAAAACTGGGTGTCTTCTTTTATATATATATCACCCCTGAGACATATTTACCAAAAATACAAGGGTCAAAATAATTAAATTTTACAGGTGTCTCTAAAGATCTTTATAACTTATTATCATTATCTTTCTTAATCTTTCTTAATCTTACTTGATGTCTCTAAAAAGTATGTTATAATACTACATAGAATGATAGAAAATGATAAAGACTCCCTAGTATCGCTTGTAAAACTTAATAGTTTACTAGCCACACAAGTTTTAGAAAATAGTAAAAATGATTTTCTGACCTTTGTGCGTTTAGTGGCCCCTACTCTTGTGTCTGATTGGCGTATGGGCAAACATATTGAAGTGATATCAAATAAATTAAAAAAGTTAGAATCTGGTGAAATAAAAAGACTTATGGTCTTTCTGCCACCACGTTCTTCCAAGTCTGTGATATGTTCAAAGCTCTTTCCAGCATGGTATATTGGACGTAATCCTGAACATGAGATACTTACTGTCTCCCATAGTGATCAGTTATCCAGTGATTTCGGACGTAGTGTCAGAGATATTGTAAATACAGAACAGTTTACGAACATCTTCAAGGGTGTCTCCCTTCGAAGTGATGTCCGGGCTGCTGGTAAGTGGAAGACAAATCATGGTGGTATGTATTACGCTGCTGGTGTTAGATCCCAGATTGCAGGACGTGGTGCTCACGTAGCTATCCTTGACGATGTGATGTCTGAGGAGGATTCTTACTCTGAGGCGGGACGCCGTTATGTTAAAGAGTGGTATCCTGCGGGCTTACGCACACGTATTATGCCTAATGGTTCTATAGTTATTATTAATACTCGTTATCATTATGATGATCTGTGTGGTTGGTTACTAAAACAACAGCAGGAGATGGATGAGTATGAGACACTCCCTTGGGAAGTTATTCGTATACCTGCATGGTTAGATGAAGAAGCGGCTGAATTACTTGATATGGAACCGGGAGGAAGTTACTTTCCTGAATGGAAGTCAGATAAACTATTACGAGTAGATGAGAATGAGATCAAGGCAAGCAATGGTAGTCGTTATTGGAACTCATTGTATATGCAAGATCCTACCCCGGAAGAGGGAGGTTTAATAAAAAAACAATGGTTACAGGAATGGAAAAATGATGATCCTCCGGCCTGTGACTTTGTAATACAAACATATGATACTGCTTTCTCTACTAAAACTACGGCTGATTATAGTGTTATACAAACATGGGGTATCTTTTCTATGTTTCAGGAAGAAGAGGATGGTTATGAAGACTATGTTTCTAATCTGATTCTTCTGGGAAATGTAAGAGAAAGGTTTGAGTATCCAGAGTTACGGCGTAAAGCACATGAACTCTATAATAGACACCATCCCGATATTTGTATTATAGAAAAGAAAGCAAGTGGACAGTCTCTGATACAGGATATGCGAAGGTCTGGTTTGCCTGTCCGGGAGTATATGCCTGACAGGGATAAGGTATCCAGAGTTTATTCTGCAAGTCCTTTGATAGAGGCTGGAAGACTGTGGATACCCAAGGGGAAGAAGTGGGGAGATACTCTAATAGACGAGTTATTAAAGTTTCCCAATGCTGCACACGATGATCAGGTAGATGCTATGGTTATGGCTGTACATTATTTACGGGACTCATGGCATCTGTCACATCCTGAAGATCCTGAATGGGAAGACGAGCCAAAGAAAAAGAATTCAACTTATTGGAACTTCGCAGCATAAGTGTGTTATAATAGTAGAATGACTGATCTTGAAAGAATAATATATATTTTAAATACAGTACCGCTCTACAGAAAATATACAATATATAATATGGTAAATACAATTTTACCTGCTGTAAAATCTAATCAATATGTTATTGTATCTAATAAGAAAACTCCTTTATTTTTTGCAACGTGGACATTTCTATCTCAAAACATTTCTGATGAATATGCATCACAAAGAAAAAAATTACAAGCAGAAGATTGGAATAGTGGAGTTATACCTTGGATAGTAGACTGTATAGCTCCTTATGGCGGAGTATTTGCAGAGATGAGAAGTAAAGACTCACAGTTAATAAATAGACTTAAATCTGCTGGTGTTACGGGAAAAGTACAGTACTTTAGGCAGAAGGGGAAAAGAAGGACATTGCAATATGCTACATTGTTATAGAAAATCTAGACATAATCTTTATGAACAGCTAGACTATCTAGGTCTAAATCCTTACGAGCAGAGACATTTTTGTTTTGAGGGTGCCGGTAGTGGTGAGGGTGCTGAAGGTGAGTCCACGGGCGGGTTTGCTGGTATGGAAGCGGCTGCCGGGGCGGGCAAAGGTAGTGGAGCTGCCGGGAAGGGCGAAGGTAGTGGAGGTATAGGTGATTCTGGAGTACCCGGTGGCCCCGGTCCCGGACCGGGTGGGGAGGACGAGGATAGTATTGGTGGTTATGGTGCAATTGACATCCAAGGCCTAGCTGACCTCGCTGCGCAACAAGCAGGTTGGGCGGAATTTGGTGGCGCTCGAACGCAAGATGAAATGGATGTAGAACAGGCCAGCTTTGATGCGCTCAGTAATCCAAACCCAAGTGAGGCACAGTTCGATCCTCGAGGTTTATTTGTTCCTGAGACTCCAATAGACCCGTTTACCGCAACTAAAAAATATAAAGAACCGTTCAGACCGTTGGAGATGTTATCAGATCCTGTTCTTTTGGCTGCTAAAACAAATCCTGTATATAAAAAAATGTATGACGATGCGATTAGAGGGGCTGCTCAAAGCATGTCCTCTAATCAAATCCTTGGTACAATGCAACAAAATGGTATTAGAGATGGCACTGGTTATATTTCCTCTTTGGAAAGAGGGGGTTTTGATCGTACATGGGGTCTTGGTATTAGAGGAGATTTTGAAGTACAAGCTCCAGAAGGCATGACCAAAGAGCAATATAATAACTATATAGACTTATTTATGGCTCATGATGGGACTCAGGCAGGAAAATTAAGGATGGCCTTGGATGAAGTTGAAAAAGACTCTTCAAAAACAGTTGGAAGTATTTTTGAAAAAGAAAATATTGATCCCGGAATTTATGGTTTAGATAAAAATATGAATGCAAATCGTGTTTCAGATTACATGGACATGAAGGCAATGGAGGGTATTGTACAGGGCTTTCCGATGGCGATGAGTCTGTCTAATCCAATGATGATAAGTAACATATTTGGTTCGGACGCTATTAAAGATATAATCACTGAAGTAAATGAAAATATTGTTGGCACACCTATAGAAGACCCAGCCAATGCTGCTCAGAAAGTGTTAAAGGACGTTAAAGACGATTTAACGTCAGTCATTCCAGAAAACAAAGATATTGCAGAAAGAATTTCAGAACTTTTTGGTATTCCAAATCAAGAGTATTTTAATGAAAAGGGTTTTTATAATACACCTGAACCAACAGTTGACGACTTAGTTCCAGAAAATATGATTGAAGCATCAGCCCTTTATGATCCTGCAATAGCAATGGCTGATCCTAATATCGCTGGTCTGCCGGGAATTAGTTTTAATCCTAACTTGCCTGATACTACCGGACCGGAAAATATAACAGATATTGGTGGCCTTCCTGCAGAAGATTATTTAGATCCTGCTGTACCAGAAGATGTAAGAAGAGATGTTGAAATACAGCTTGTTCCTAGCCAAAGACCGCTATCAGATGCAGATACAAATAAACTTATGTCCATGATGAATGTGGGCTTAGATGCTTATAATACAGTACCTCCTTCTGATACATTAACTAGGTCTACTAATATATCTCCAGATATTATAAATAATACTTTAAACACAGTAGCAAATATGATACAACAGCCGGGAAGTACAATTACTACAACAGATTATTTAGCAATTCAAAATGCAACAACAGAAGAAGAGTTTATAGAAGCTGTTCAAACAGTTATGGATAAAGATAAACAAAGCGGTCCTGTTGCAACAGCGGAGGCAGCATTTAAAAATTATAGAACACCAAGGTCTGATCCTACACTTGAAATGTTACGTGATCCTATTTCTAGTTCATTAGCTGAAGAACCTCTTACACTAGATGAAGCTATAATGCTTAGTGAAATACCGCCAACTTTATAAAATAAAATAGGAAATTAAATAAATGGCAATTGAACAAAATCCTTTTGAAGCGCTGGGTAATAATACAGATAATGTAGTAACTCTTCCAAATGTTGAACAACAGGCTTCTATGGGAGCAACTTTTGAAATTGATCCTGATGATGGTGGTGTTATGGTAGATTTTTCTCAAGAAATTGAGATGTCTCCTGATAAAGAAATTGAAGAGTGGTATGCTAATCTTGCAGAGGATGTCGAAGAAGATGTTCTTAGAGAAATTGGTAATGATGTTATAGATAACTTTACAGCCGACAAAGATTCCCGTGCAGATTGGGAGTCCATGTTTGAACGTGGCTTTGATCTGCTTGGTTTAAAAGTAGAAGAAGGTAGTGATCCTTTTCAGGGAGCCTGTACTGCTGTACATCCTCTTTTAATAGAATCTGCTGTTAAGTTTCAAGCAAAGGCCACAGCCGAACTCTTTCCTTCCAGTGGTCCTGTCAAAGCTAATGTTCTAGGAAAAGGCACTCCCGAAAAAGAACAGCAAGCCAATCGTGTTCAAAACTTTATGAACTATCAACTTACGGAACAGATGCCTGAATACTTTGATGAGTTTGAAAGGATGTTGTTTCATCTCCCGTTAATCGGTTCTGCTTTTAAAAAGGTTTATTATAGTTCAGTTCTTAAACGACCTGTTTCAGAATTTATACCTATTGATCAGTTTTATGTTTCTTATTTTGCTTCAGATTTGCGGGGCGCTGAGAGAGCGACCCATATAATTTATAAAAGTCCGGTAGAGTTTCAAAAAGATATATTTGCTGGTGTTTATAGAGATTTAGATATTGAGTCCCCCTCACAGTTTAATGTTTCAACATTTACTGAGAAGCTGGATAATATTCTAGGACTGACTCCCAGCTATGATACTGATCCTCAGTATGTCCTGCTGGAACAACATTGTTATTTAAATCTGGAAGACGATGATGAAGCACTTCCATATATTGTTACGGTTGAAGAAAAAAGCCGACAAGTATTAAGTATTCGTAGAAATTACAAACAGGACGACCCAACGAAAGTAAAACAAAATCATTTTGTACATTACAAGTTCGTTCCGGGCTTTGGTTTCTACGGGTTAGGTCTTATACACTTCCTTGGTAATTTGACTATGACTGCCACTGCCGCAATGAGATCTTTAGTAGACGCAGGGCAATTTGCAAATTTACCGGGAGGGTTTAAGGCTAAAGGCGTAAGGATGGTTGGCGATAATGCGCCAATCGCCCCCGGCGAGTTCAAGGAGGTTGAGGCAATTGGAGTAGATTTGTCAAAGGCTATTGTTCCCCTTCCCTATAAAGAGCCTTCCCAAACTCTCTTCCAGATGTTGAATTTTGTAGCTACTGCTGGACAGAAGTTTGCGGACAGCACAGAACAGGTTATTTCCGATGCTGCCTCCTATGGACCTGTTGGGACTACTATGGCACTTCTTGAGGCTAGTAGTAAGTTCTTCTCAGCTATTCATAAACGTCTGCATAAATCTCAGAAAGATGAATTCAGGATTCTTGCTCGTATTGATTATGATTACCTTCCTGATGAATATCCATATGATGTTCCTTATGAAAGTCGTAGTATCCTTAAAAAGGACTTTGATGGCCGTATAGATATTATTCCTGTCAGTGATCCCAATATTCCAAGTAATGCTCATCGTATGATGCTGGCAAATATGGCATTACAGATGGCACAACAGTCTCCTCCCGGCATGTTTAATCTGGAAGCATTAAACCGTACTATTCTACATGCAGCTAATATGCCAAATCTTGAAGAAATCTTACCACCAAAACTGGAACCGCAGCCTTTAGATCCTGTCTCTGATATTATGGCAGCTACAAAAGGAATGCCCATTGCCGCATTCCCCGGACAGAATCATGATGCACATATTCAAGTTAAGATGTCTTATATGCAAGATCCCATGAACGGTGCCAATCCAATAATGAATAGATTAAAACCTGTCTTGGAATCGAACATACAAGAACATTCTATAATGAAATATCAAGAACAGATTAATGGCATAACTAGAGCAGGTATGGAACAAATGGGACCAGAAGTTGCTCAGAACCCTAGTTCATTAGAAATGATTATGGGAGAAGCTGCACAACAAATACTTAATGCTAATCAAGCAATGGGTAAAGTAGAGTCTCCTGAACAACAGCTAGTAGCTTTAGAAACTACAAAGGTTGAACTTCAAAAGGAAAAAATAAAAATAGATGCTGCTGTACAGAATGCCGAGTTTAGTTTGAAAGTAAAAGAAATGGATCTTAAAGAAAATGCTCAGCTACTTGACATGAATAAAAATATGTCTAATATAGACTTTAAGAGAGAGAAGTCTGAAGCAGACCGGCTTAGTAAAGAAACAATGAAGTCTCTTGATCTGTTGGCAAAACTTCTTTTAGAACAAAATAAAAGTGAAACTACGGACAGCCAGAAAGCTCAAGAACTTTTACATAAGGTTTTAAAAGAACAGCAGGTTACTGAAAAAGAACTTAAACTAACTGAAATGAAGAACCTTTCGAAATTAATGGAACTTAATACAAAAGAAGAAAACACAAATCAAAGACATGCTGAAACACTTTTAGCAAAATTAGTAGAAGGAGAAGACGATGATGAATAAAGGTAAAGGTTATCCTGAACATGTAAAGGATACTAACAAAAGTTTTGGCGATGCATACGCACAGGATATTACGGGTGGTCGTAATGTTCGCAGTGCGCTTAATGAGTGGGATGATTACTCTTGGAAAGCAGACGAAAAGAGTTCAGAAAAGTAGTGCCTGATATATGGGATGAAGTTATTGCTGAGTATGGTGAAGAAACGAATCGTTTAAGACTTTCTTTATCACAGGGTCTTGCAGAAGACTATTCACATTATCGGCAAATTGTAGGCTCCATATCTGGTATAGAATGGGCAAGAGATAATTTATCAAATATTTTAAAAAATCGACTATATAGAGAGGACGACGATTAAATGCAACAGGTAAACTTAGGTGCTTCCGTAAAAAATGATTTATGGATCACAGAAGAAGAAACGCCTAATCCATCACCACTTCCCGATCTACCGGGATTTCATGTCTTAGTAAGACCTATTTCTGTAAAAAGTGTAACTAAGGGTGGTATTTTTATACCAGACTCCACAAGAGAGGATATGTCTTACTTAACAACCGTAGCACAGGTACTTTCTCTGGGAAACTTGGCTTATATGGATAAAGATAAATTTCCAAGCGGTGCTTGGTGTAGTGTAGGTGATTATGTATGTTACGGTAAGCATGCAGGAACTAAATTATTTTACAAAGGAACAAGACTTATCCTTCTCTTTGATGATCAAATTATCATGAAAGTAGAAGATCCTAAAGATCTTGATCCAACTTTTAACCTTGGAATAGGTTCTTATTAAAATAGTATGTTATAATAGCAGTACGTTAAAGCGTTTGTTTCGTACACAACGGAGGTAATTATGAATAACGATAATGGATGGGATACAGTTGATTCCACCGACAATGAAGAAATTGAATATGAAATTGAAGAAACTGAAGAGCTTATAGAGGTTTCTCCAGAAGAAGAAAAAGAAGAAAAAGAAGAAAATAGAGAAGACCTAGAAGAAGATACTCCTAAAGAACTTGATGGAATTGAAACTAAGGGTGCAGAAAAAAGAATTAGACAGCTTATAAAGCAGCGCAAAGAACGTGAAGAACAGATTGAAAGTCTTGCCGAAGAGAATCAAAAACTTCAGGAAGAACTGACTTCTAAAGCTTCGGAAGTTACTCGTATATCAAAATCTAGTTTGGATATATCTGAGAAACAACTTAATGATAAAGTTCATTTAGCTCGACTTGCTTATATGGAAGCTTTTGAGGATGGTGATAAAGAAAAAGTGCTGCAAGCTCAAGAAATTTTAAATGATGCACAGGCAGATTTAAAAAATATTTCTCAAAAAAAACAATATTTTAATCAACAGCCAGAGCCTGTTGTTCAACAGCAAGCTTCCAGAAAAGAACCACCGTCTGCCAAAGCACGGGAATGGGCAAGTGATAACGAATGGTTTGGTCAAGATTCAATTATGACTGCTGCTGCTTTAGCTGTAGATGCAGAGTTAAAAGAAGAAGGATATGATCCTAATGAAGATGATTTTTATAACGAAGTCAATAAAAGGATTAAAAGGGCTTTTCCGCAAAATTTTGGAGAAGCTACGGAACGTGTGCAGGAAAACACGAACAAACCTGCTCAAGTGGTGTCGGGGGCTTCACGCTCGTCTCCGAGTTCTAGTAAAAAAGTTAAGCTTTCGCAAGACGATATAAGATTAGCTCAGAAATGGAATATTCCGCTTGAACAGTATGCCGCCGAAAAGCTTAAAGTAAGTCAAGCTGAAGGCGAATATACTGCTGTAACATAGAGTCGTGGAGGAAAGAAATATGACACGAAATGAATCACGTACAGAACAATTGAGAGAACAGACGACTAGAGAAGAAGAATGGACCTTTGAAGAGCCTAATGCCCTTACTATTCCAGAAAACGTACAAGCACGTTTTGATAACGAAGGTATGGCATTACGTTGGATACGTTACTCCCTTCAAGGTAAAGATGACATCACAAATGTTGGCAAGAAGCTACAAGCGGGATGGGTTTTTGTTTCTCCAGAAGAAGTTCCTGAAATGGCTCTAACATCCTTCGTGAGGGACGAAGGCCGGTATCAAGGTGCAGTTTGTCGTGGGGACGTGGCCTTGGTTAAAATGCCTGCTGGAAAAGTTACGGCTCGTAGAAAGTTTTACGAGAATAAGGCTAATGATCAGATGGATGCAGTTAATGCACAGTTGATGAAAAGCTCTGACTCTCGTATGCCTATTACTAATTCGAGCCGTTCAGTAACAACCAGAGGGAGACAACCGTCCTTTCAGGACTAGCTTTCTCATAATTAAGGAGATGAAACATGTCTACTACTAAAGCATTTCGTGGTTTCATTCCTGCTCGCAAAAAAGGCGGTGGCTACAATAACGAAGCCGTCACGGACATGATTACGCTTACCTCAACGG